CGCCATCCGCTACCTCACCGAAGTGATGACGCACTCCCGCATGGGGCTGCGCATCGGCCCACGCCCGCACTACGTCGTCACTTCCACCCCCAAGCCCCGCGCCGAAGTCATCGCCCTCTGGGACGACCCCAAGACCCTCGTCACCAAGGGCCGAACCATGGACGCCTACAACCTGCCACGGGCCACCCGTGACGCCCTGTGGGCCGAGTACGGCGGCACCAACCTCGGCAAGCAGGAACTGGAAGGCGAGATCCTCGGAGAGACCGCCGGAGCCCTTGTGTCCCGGGCCGTTATCGACGCGTCCCGCGTCCCCGAAGCCCCCGACATGAACCTTGTCGTTGTCGGCTTCGACCCGAACGGCACCGGCACCGGAGACGAGTCCGGGTTGGTTGCCGTCGGCCGGGGCCTTGACGGTGACGCGTACATCATCGCCGACGCCTCATCGAAGGCAACCGGCCGAGACGCTGCCCTCCGCGCGTGGGCGTTCTTCGAAGAGACCGGCGCCGACGTCCTCGTGTACGAGAAGAACATGGGCCAGTCATGGCTGACCGACGTACTCAAAGACGCATGGCGGGAGCACTGCGGAGCCGGCCACGACGACCACGTCGACCCTGCACCGATGAAGCCCGTCAACGCATCCCAGGGCAAGGCACTCAGGGCGCAGCCCATGGCCATGCGCTTCGAACAGGCCCGTATCCACATCGTCGGCACCCTCGACAAGCTGGAGACGCAACTCGCCACGTGGGTGCCCGCCGAATCACCCGAATCACCGGACCGCATCGACGCCGCCGTCCACGCCTTCGCTCACCTCCGAGGTAAGGACAAGTCCCGCGCGACACTGGGCATGCCCCACACACTGGGCCAACTCGGGTAGCCTTCAACTCCCCCGTTTCCCTGGCGGGGAAGCCCCCGCCACACCCCCCTGGCGGGGGCACCGCCATGTTCGGACACAGGCTGTGCACGCCAGGTGGCGCTAACATCGGCAGTGTGATCACACCTTTCGTTGCCGTCGTTGCCGCACTGGCGGTTGCGAGGGTCACCAGACTCATCACTGACGACTACCTGATAGCACCGATCCGGCAGGCCCTCATCAAACGGTGGGGCGTCAAGTCGAAGCTGTCGTACCTGCTCACCTGCCCGTGGTGCATGTCCGTGTGGGTGGGCGCAGCAGTGGCGGCCGGGGCATGGAAGTGGGGTGACAGCGGATGGTTCATCGTGCCGGCCGTTGCCCTGGCCGCATCGCACGTGACCGGCGTCCTCGCCACCCGGGAGGGGGAGTAACGGATGGCAGTGTTCCGCAAGGCACCGGAACCCGAGGTGAAGCGGCACGCCGTCATCGCATCGGCGGCCCGCTACAGCTTCGGAGACGCCCAGACGTGGGTGAACATTCCCACCGGTGACCGGCGCTGGCAGCGTGAGGCATGGCGCCAGTACGACCAGACCGGGGAGCTGCGCTTCGCGTTGTGGTGGAAGGGCAACGCCATGTCCCAGGCCACCCTGTTCTGTGCCGACATCGACCCCGACACCGGCCGGCCGGCAGGCCCGACGGACAACGAGACGGCCCGCGAGATCACGGCCGGCATCCTCGGCGGCCCCGTCCAACTGTCGCAGCGCGTCCGGACGATCAGCATCAACCTCGACCTCGTCGGCGAGATCTACGCGTTCCTCATCTCCGGAAAGGACAAGGACGAGTGGTTCGTCCTGTCCGGAACCGAGGTGAGCATGCAGGGCAAGACCATCAAGTACGTTCACCCGTCGACCGGCGCCGAAGCCGTCCTGGGTGGCAACGACCTGATGATCCGCATCTGGATGCCGCACGCGGAACTCCAGTACAACGCCGACTCCACCGTCCGGGCGCTGCTCCCCACACTCCGCGAGATCGAGAAGTCGTCGCAGAACATCGCCGCGCGTCTCGACTCGCGACTTGCATCCGCCGGTCTGCTGCTCGTACCCGAGAACGTCGACTTCCCCGACGGTGACGACGACCCGGAAGCTCCGACCGGCCTCATGGGTCAGCTTGCCAGGGCCATGGGCGCCTCGATGCAGGACCCCGGCTCGGCTGCCGCTCAGGTCCCGATCGTCCTCCAAGCCGACAAGGACGACCTCGACGGCATCGAGCACATGTCCTTCGAGACCCCCGTCTCAAAGGAGATCATCGAACTCCGCGAGTCCGCGATCAAGCGGTTCGCGACGGGCATGGACATTCCCCGCGAGCGCCTTGAAGGCATGGGCGACGCCTCGCACTGGTCGTCGTGGCAGGTAGCCGAAGAGACGTACAAGACGCACCTGCTACCGATCCTTGACCTGATCTCCGACGCCCTCACTCAGGCCTACCTTCACCCGGCCCTGATCGCAGCGAAGGTCCCGAACCCGGAGCTGTACCTACTCCAGTTCGACGGGTCGTCGATCATCGGCGAGCCGAACCCGCTCGATGAGGCACTGCAACTGTTCGACCGGGGCATCATCACCGCAGAGGCCGTCCGTATCCTCACGTCGACGCCGGAGGAGTACGCACCGGCCGGAGACGAGAAGCGCCGCGCCCTGGCAGAGCGTCTCGTCACTAACGCCCCGACCCTGTTCCAGCAGCCGGAGCTTGCCCGCATCCTCGGCTTCGGGGCACCCGTCCAAACGGGCAACGTGCCGGCCGGTACCCAGCCGGCCGCCGTCGAGGGACCGTCCCAGTCCCAGCAGAAGCAGCCCCCGGACACGCAAGGAGACCAGCCGGCCGCTGTAACGGCGTCAGGGGATCTCTCAGTCGCTTCGATCGCTGTCACGTTCGCCCTTGAGCGCGCGGCGAACCGGATGCTGAACACGCAGCGCCTCAAGGACGAGTTCTCCAACGTGCCCCGGCATGAACTGCACACCCGGTTCAAGCCGGAGCCGTCCCGGCATGACGCGCTACTGGAAGGCGCGTGGCGGCACGTACCGCGCCTCGCCGCGCAGTACCGCCTTGACGGCTACGTGCGGGCCTTGATGGCCACCGGGGCGCCCCACAGTGACAGCAACCTCGCCGAGTGGGTGTCCCGTGGATGAGTGGGCGCTAGTCGCCGCAGCCCTTGAAGGCCCCGACGAGAAAGCGGTCGGGGGTAGCTGGCTGAAGGCTGCAACGAACTGGACGAACACGGTGAAGGCCCGTGTCATGGCGCCGTTCCGTCACGGCCGGCAGCAGCCCGACCCGGTGATGGTCCTCTCCGATCAGGGCAAGTGGGTGAGCCAGCTTGAGGAGCATGTGCAGCCTCAGGTGCTGGGTGTTGTGCGCCGCACTTACCGCAGGATCATCGGCCACGAACCTCCGCCGGGCTTCGACCAGTCGCAGTACGTCCGCCAGTACCTTGAGGCGTCGACGAACCGCATGTTGAACGTGCCGGATGAGATCTACCGGGACGTGGCCCGGGCGATCGCTGACGGCATCGACCAGGGTGAGAGCATCCCGGACATTGCTGCCAGGGTCGAGGAGATCCTGACGGTAGCCGGCTCTCAGATGTGGACGAACCGGTCGGTTCTGGTCGCGCGGACTGAGGTCACCGGGGCGAACGGTGCCGGTGCTCTCGCGGCCGGTGCTGACCGGCAACGCGTCGAGGGCACGCCGATGGTCAAGCGCTGGGTGGCGACGACGCGCGGCCCGTCGGGGGAACGGACCCGGCCGACGCACCGCAAGGCCGACGGCCAGGTCGTGCCACTCACGGACACGTTCCTCGTCGGCACGTCACATATGCAGTTCCCTGGCGATCCG